TCCTTTTATTTTTTAATTCATTAATATATTCAGGCTTTATAAGATCTCTTGGGTTAAGCAGTACACCATTCTCACCACCATCAAACATTCTTTCCATCATTGCAACATATGAATCATTAGCTAGTTTTAACTGCTCTTTAGCAAGTGCTTTATTGAGCTTCATTATCTTTTCTTTATTAGTTCTGCTGATATCTTTATGTGATAGATAATTTTTTGTTAAAGCATTTACTGCTTGTACTTTACCTCTATTTTTTAATAATAGATTTGATTCATCAGCAAAGTCTACTTGAGTTGGTTTAGCTGATGCAGTTAAATCGTTTTCTATTGCTGCAATGGATAAGGCAACATTGTCATTAAGAATCTTATCAATTTTAGTATCACGATTTTTTAAAAATGCATTTTTTGCTTTGAAAAAACTATTTTGATCTTCAAGTTGCATTTTTTCTATATCAGAGTCAGCTACATTTAAACCTCTGTACATTTGATTTTCTAGTTGATGTCTAAGTGCATTTGATGCCCTTTTTTGCTCACTTCTAAGATCAGTTTCTTTTTGTTCATAAATAGCTATTTTAGATCTCATTGCTGATTCTATTTTTTCGCCATCTATGTTTTCATTATTTGCAAATGATTTTCTTGTATCAATAGCCATAGTGAGCATATCTGAAATAGAAACACCAGCTTCGTAAGCAGCATCAATTGCATTGATTGCTACATTCTGTTGTAACTGCTGATTATATGCAGTTTTCATTTTAAGAGCATCTAATTTAGATGGAGCATTATCATCTATAATTTGAAACACTCTAGCTTTTTCATTTGCTAAAAAGTCTGCATCTTCATCAGAACCACCATTAGTAATTAAATTTGTTTCTACAGATAATAAATAATTAATATTTTTTTCTGCTTCAAAAAGATGTGTTGCTTTAAGTTCTTTTAACTGTATTGCAGAAGCTTTTCTTGTTGCTTGACCCCATACCTTACTAATTGCTGGACTTACCAAACTAAACACTTCAGGAGCAAGTTTGCCTTTTAGACCTTTAATATATGACTCACTAGCTTTTTTTACTAATAGCTCACCCTTTTCATTAAGTTTACCACCATTGGTTTGAAGTGAAGCATCTGCAATATCTATTGCATGGTTTTGTAATGCAAGACCATAACTGTTAATTGCTTCTCTTTTGAAATACTGTTGTGCTTTTTTTATATTGGCTTTGTTATAGATATCAGCTGTAAAGTTATTTAGAGATTCTACAGTTAATGCTTTTGGCACAATATTGCCTTCTGAATCAGTTTCTGTTTGTGTTCCTAACTGTCTACCTTGTATCTCAGCATCTAACACAGCTTGTTGAAACTGATTGTCATCAATAAATTTTGTTACATTACTAACTGTATTAGCTACATTTTGAGCTGCTTGAGATAATGCCAAAGCTCCAGATGAAACGTCCATCTGTACTGGTCTTACTCCATATTTCCTAGTTATAGTTCTTTTTATTGCCATTAGCCTGTTCCAGTTTTATTTGCGTAATATGCCTTAGATCCACTTGAAGCTGCACTAGCCAAGCCACCAATAAGAGCAGCATCACCTTTCATTTTTGATGCTTTAGAGTCTAGCATAAACTTTCTTCTATTTTGTCTGCCCATCATTTTAATAGCAGATATATCAGCATTTGCTAATTTAGTTTCTCTTCTACCTATATTTTTAAAACTACCACTTGTTCCTACCGATACACCACCAGCTGAAGCTGTTGCAGATATAGATGCAAGTTGTGCATTAAGTTGTGCAGTTCTATTAATAGCTTCTTGATCGGCTTGTATACCAGCAATATCAGCTTGTTCTTGTGCTTGTTTAGCTTGTAAAGCATATGCCTCTTTTGCCTTCATAGCAGCTGCTATAGATAAAGCAGCACTTATTCCATATCCGACTGCACCCATTATACTTCTACCTCTAGCAATATACCATTTAACGTTAATGGTAATGGTTCTTCTTGTGTTACTGTCACTCTACCCTCTTTCGACCAACCTAGTAAATACACTTCTTTTCTTTGTGTAATAGGTGTGGTTTCTTGTGAAAAGTCATCAGTTACTGATCTTAATAATATTCTTGTACCACCAGCCTTTACATTAAGAGTTGTTACAAGGTCTAGTACAGCTCTTACAACTCTTCTTTTTTGACCTACACTTACTCCATCTGGTAATTGCATTTCAGGTGGTAATGTAGTTATTTCAGGTGTGTATGCTAATCCTATTTCTACAGATGTAACTGTATCGTTAAGAGTAACTTGCCCACTCCCATTTGTAGTAAATGTTCCTAAGCTATAATTACCTGACTTTACTTGAACTTGTGTATTTGGCAAATGACTAACTGTCCATGTGTTTGTTGCACTTGCAGTTTGTTGTGATGCCATATCTAAATGATAATCATTTGAAAACAATTCTAATGTTTTTACAGTAGAACTATTAATTGTTCTTTCAACTACTGTGTATATTTGTCTATTAACATTAACTATATTTTTAAAATTACCATCTGTATCATAACGCACCCAACCCTGGACTTTTTCTTTTCTAATAGACATAAACACAGGCATATGGCCATCTGAGTTAAGGAGATATAAATAACCTTCCATTTGATCTGAAGATTCTCTTTGTGCTTCAATAGCAGTAGGTGTTCCAATAATATGTTCTGATAATAATGTTATTGAATCTGAATTATATGCTTGAGATATATCTGAGAATATAAACTCTCTTATTGCACCTTTTGACTTAGTTAAAAATACTATAGCTCCATCAAACTCTTGAGGTTGGACAGTTCCTGATCCATAGCTTGTTTGTTTCTTAACTGTAATGGTCGAGGGTGTAAGAGGCTTGTTCTCACTAGTTGGCACAAAGAGTTCTTGCTCAGATGTAAAGATTGTAAGAAATCGAAATGATTGCATAGCTTTGATCTCTGACACTTGATTCTCTGCGATTTGTATTTGGATAGATTCATCGTCATTTCCTATTCCTATATCAAAATTAGTAAACTCTGCTATCTTTGACATAAATAGAAAGTTTGGTAAATCTCTGCTCCCCCCAAATATCAAACGTTGATCGTGTAATGTAACTGTTCTTGCATAACCTCTTACAGAACTGAATACTGGTTCTGACCATTCTGTTATGGCATTTGTATTAGCTATAGCACCTGATAAAGTAGCAGTAACAACTGTGCCACTTGTATAACCAGTTATTAATGCATGACGTACTGTATTAGCTGAATCAACTAATCGTAGATATAAACCATTATATGCTGAAGTAAATGCAGTAGCACTAGCTGTCAATGTTACTGATCCACTTGTTCCACTAGGAGTAATTGTAACACTACCAGCTGCAAATTTATTGTATGGTTGAAATTTCATTCCAGATGATACATCAAAATCATATGCAGATTTTGCAAAGTTAGTAGCACTTGTTCTTGTCAATTCTTGCATTGGCATATCAGGGTGAGTAATAAACATTGTATCACCACTCTGTGTAACGACTAATGATCCAATCATTGCAGTAGTCCAAGGACAACTAGTTATTGTTTGTAAAAGATTTGTTGGATCTGAAATGTCTACAATTCTTAGTTTTGTATTACTAAAAAGTAGAATATATGCTTCATCTTCATCATATACGTATGGTTCTGCCTGATAATCCTCATTTGCGAGGGTCTGAAGGTATCTAAGCCCAGGTCGCCTAGTGCAACCACCCTGAGCCTTTAACCTTACGTTACGGAGTCTAAAAGCTCCATTTCTGTAAGCCTCGGCATCTACCCTAGATGACAAAAGAGGGGATAGCTCCCCTGATGAAAAGTTTGTAGTAAATTGTCTTAATAATGCCATTCATTCAACTCGTTGATTCCCCTTCGATCTTTGCATAAATACCTGATCCAAGTCTTATTCTATGAAATCTACTGAGAGCAACTTGTTGTGTTGTAACTTGTTGTGCATCTCTTGCTTTTGCTCTTCTAAATTGAACTTCTGCTAATTGACTATAAGATCTTGCTATATCACCTTTTCTTGTAACTGCTAAAGCCAATACTGATGCAAGGCGATATATAACCCATAAAGTAAATGCTGGTGGCCAATATTGTGTGTCAACTCTAAATATATAATTAAGAACCACTCTATCATTTTCATCTGCATTCAGATAGATTGCTCTTTCATAAATATCATATTGCTGAACTGTATCATCTATTGTGACAGTTTGTACTTGGACAACTGCTGGTTCAGTAGGTAGGGCATAAGCAGCTGCCCAACGATCAACTGGTGTATCAGCTAATCTAGATAATACTTTCTGACCAGTAGCAAAGTTCCAGTTATTTTGTGCTAAACAATCCTCGACAATATCTTCGTAGCTTGTATTCATAACTAAGGCTTCATCAGTACCCTCTGTAAATGATGAAAGTGGTTCCATGCCCACCATAACCATAGCTCTTTGTGCTACTTCAATATCCGTCTTAGCTGTTTGTGGCATTGTTACCTCGGAAAGTTTGGATTACGATCTTTTTTCTTTTTATTTAAGGTAGCATCTCCTAATTCTTTAGGATTCATAATAGAACCAACAATTCCTGGCACACTGATATTTTTTGCAAACATCATTGCTTTACTCATTGTTTTCATATTTTTGGCTTTCTCTAAAACTTTGTCCTTGTCAAAAGCACCA